CGTCTTCGTCGTCTTCGTCTTCGTCTTCGTCGTCGTAGTCGCTGTCCTCATCTTCCTCGAGGCTCCCCAGTTCTTTGGTGAAGGCTTCGCCTACCTTATCGATGAACTTATTTAGTACGGCCTGGACCTTGTCTTCAGCCGACACTACCTCCACGTCTTCGGTGACGAGGAAAACCGCGGACGTTTCCACGTTCTTTACAATAACACCAGAGGTGATCTTTTCGATGATCTTGTAGGCCTGATCACCTGCAAATACGACTTCACCCTGCTTTGCTTCACTGATACGCATAATTTTACTTAAATATAGATAAATAGTTCTTGAATTTGTTGAAATAACTTCTGAATAGGACTACACACACGGCCTTTTGGAGGTCACTTGTGTGGGAGGAGGCATCTAAGTAACTGAGTATGACCTCCACATTATTGAGTGTGGTAGAAGCGGACTCCTGACTAAAAGTCTTTCTATACCACGAGGACTCTTCTTCCCGGAGGTGTTCTTTCAGCTCGTCGATGGATAGTTCCGACCAGCAAGGGGTCGAGTCATCTTCAAAATGTAGGAGGTGCATACTTAGTTATTTTTGCTTACATTAATATATAGGAGAATGCTTCCGGTTTTTTACATACAGGAGCTTTACCCAGGCAAAATGTCTCCTTTCTGAGGGGTAGGCAGCGTTCCACTGCTTGTCATAGGCCTCCCGTTCGAAAGAAATGGCATAATAGGCCTTCGTGGGACTGAAATACCATAGACATTTGATGAGCCACTCGACTAAGTACCAGATATAGAAGAAGATATATCCCATCTCCTGCATCTGTTTAGTATGGATAGTCTCGTGGGTAGCCATCATCCGAAATTTTACCCCAGTCTTACTCTTATGCTCCTTACGAACAAAGAGCACCCCGAAGAGGTTCACCGCAGTGTACCCAGGGAACGGAAGGAATCTGTTATAGATTATTTTCATAAATACCGAGCTCTTCTTGAAGCGCTTCCAGTCGCTTGTCCTTGTTGGGCCAGTCGTCCTGGTGCTTGGTCTCGATCTCCTTACACCATTCCTCAGCCAGTTTCTTCGCTTCGGCATAGGTACGGACATCTAATCCCTCGTCACACCAGTTTTCTACGTAACGGCTGACCGTCCCGATCCAGTTACTCTGAAGGCCGGGGTAGTAGATGGTGACTACCGCCTTAGGCTCATCAAAGATCCACATTTCTCGGTCGTCGAGTTGATGGTGGGTTTTTGCCATAGTCTTATCGCTTAAGAGATTTCCACTCGTCAACACTGACGTCCTTGGTAAACCCATCCCCACTGACCATCACGGCAATAGCATCGTGGCTGTGGAGGCTCTCGAGGTGACTGACGATGAGCTTGAAGCCCCCTACCCCGGGCATCTGACCAATAGCATTACCGAGCATTCGGACCGCATCTTCGACGAACTTCGGCTGGGCCCCGTTCTTTTCGGCAAAAGCCTGCTCGTCCTGACGCTTGCAGAACACCAGGGTCTCCGTGGTAAGGGTCTCACGACAGAGATCGACGAGGTCCTCAATCCAAACCATATCCTCCATCTCTATGCCGATGCGGGCGACACTTCGCTGACTGTGGGGGATACCATAGACATCGCGGGTCTCCGCGGCATGAAGGCTAAGTTCCGTGCTACAGGGGCAGGCCGAGCTATAGACGAAGTCCAGCCACATAACCTTGCGGTACTTACCTCTCTTGTCCAGGTCCACGTCAAAAGAGACCTGATAGTACTGCCAACCACCTTCCTTCGTACCGTCTTCCTTAGTGGTGCGGAGAGCCTCCTGCCAGAGGTAGTAGTCGAAAGACATAGTGATATGGGCATCAAAACTGTCCAGGTCCTTCTTGTACTGATCGAGGACCTTACACAGCTCGTTGATATCAAAGACCGAGTCCTGGTTCTTATAAGCCGTGCGGATGATTCGACTCATGTTGATGCCTTTCTTCTCCGCCTCCAGACTGACTGTACCGGTGATATTGGCATTGATATCCATAAGACCCCCGGACTTCTTTCGGAGCTTCAGGGGCATGTGAAATCCGTGAATACCTACCATCTCAATGGGGATAGTATGCACCTGGGTATTCTGCAGGTCGGGAAGGGTCTTTACATAGGCCTCATCGGCAACAAAATCCTTCTCGTAAACGCGTTTTAGCTTTCGTACATCCATATATATGTGTTAATTAACTTGTTCTGAATAGATTTGATCGAGGTGGTTGAAAAATTCCTCATTCTCTTTCTTCACGAAATACTCCATAAGAGGGTCCATAAGGTCTACATTTTAAGTTATACTTTATGGATAAATATAGGAGATTATCCGAGGTATTTTACTATCCAGTACCTTTTCCCTTCGTACTGGTTGGTAATGAGGTCTCCTAAGTACATCTCTTTTACCCCTCCATCGAGCCACGTGAAGGCTTTTATTGGGATATAATTCCGACCCTTTTTCCACCAGGCGAATTTCTCCGGGCCGTACTGGTAAATACCATCATCGGCATAGGGGTTGATCTTATCCACCTCGCATAGAACGACCGGTTGGTGGAAGAATTTCGTCAGATTTCCTCCCACCAACTGGTTGATTCTTAATAAGGTAAGGTCAATTACCATTACACTCCTCTCTTATCCCCCCAAATACGGATATGAAGTCGGTCACAGAACCTCCACCCGCGCTTATAACAGACGAATAAGGCCTTCTCCGTACTCGTGTTGATCTGGGAAAGAGTCTGACCTTCGGGCATGATAAGTACCCGGCTATGGACATACGAGCCAAACTCCTTCACCAGGGGGTCCATAACTTCATCGACCATTTTCTCCGTCTCGTCGTTGGTATAGACGAACTTAAACTGGAAGGCATTGGCCTGGGCGACAAACTCCGACAAGGCCTTGGGATTATAACGGTTCTTGTGGTGCATCTTCCTCTCTTTCTCCGGCACATCAGTTCCTTCAAAACAACCGGAGTTAGCGAGCTTAGGGGATACTGACCAGAGACTGACGTAGTGGAAAAGGGTCTCCGTGGGGAGGATACTACCATTCGTCTCGACGGTGATCTTCACCTCCTTGTGTCGGTTCTTAAATTCCCTCAGGAGCTCTCCCAGGGCTTCTTTCTGGAGGAGGGGTTCTCCACCGGTGATGACGAGGTCGGTGATAGTATTCCCCTTCATCTTCTCCTCGATCTCACGGATAGCCTCGGAAATCTCCATAGGCTCTACCCTTTCGGCGTGGTGAGAGGTATAAGGGGTATCGCAGATAGACCCTCCGGCGAAGACACAACGGAGGTTACATCCATTGAGTCGTACGAAGATCGCAGGACAGCCAGTCCATACCCCTTCCCCTTGGATGGTAGGACCGAAGATTTCATTTATACTGATTTTCATATATTTTCAAGTAATTTAGCCACTTGTACCTTAGGGAACAGTCGATAGGGGTACTTTCTCCCTCCCTTCCCGTCGGTACGGAACTCAAAGGCCACTCCCAGGGATCCGATCTTATAGTCGATCATGATGGTCTTACCTGCCCCGGCGCTGATCCGGTAGCGGGTAGGTCTCATCTTGCGAGCAATAGAGGTAGCCATCTCCTTCTCCGAGGGTACTTCGATGCACTTAGTCGGGGTGAGGTAGACGTAGTCTCCTCCGATGAGCTTAGCCATAAGACAGCTGAGGGAGGTCATATCGGGGTTACCGGTAATTTCCTCGGTAAACTTTGCTCCATCCCCGTTCCTATACCAGTCAGCTACCGTCTCAGGGTTAATACCAAAGGTCGTGAAGAAGTTCCTGAAGGCCTTATCCTTATCCCAGTCGGAGGTATTCATGAAGTTCACGCTGATACCACTGAGCTGGGCCGTATCCATCTTGCAACTGATATAGACCGATGTCTGACCGGGAATATCTATCGTGATGTCGGCGATGACCTTGGCGGATTCGGATCCAGTAAAGTCCTTGTTCACGACCATATCCCGGTCAAAGATCCACCCGTCTCGGTTTCTCTTCGTATCTCCAGAACCGGTGAGGAGCACGATGGAGTTAACCTCGTCTACGGTAATATCCGATAGCCCAGCAATGACCCTATCGAGGAACGGGGCCGACTCCACATGAGGATGGAGGATAGTCCCTTTCTTCGTGTAGTTAGAGTTTCCCGGAACTGCGAGGTCTTCTCGGGAGGCCCATTCCCCCGTCATACGATGGAGAATAGCCTGTTTGATATCAATGAGAAGGTCGTGTTCCAACTCCAGTCCTCGGGCTGCTCTGACCCCACGGGGGCTGCCATTCCCGAATACCACCTTGTTCTTACCGAATTTGAGAAACCCACCTTGGATGACATAGCCAGCCTTCGCGAGGTCGGCTGCACAGTCCCCTTCGGCAAATTTTCTCGCGATCTTGACCTTCTTCCTATCCCCGGTATATCGGATAGGGGTATAGATCTCCTTAGAGCCGTCTTCTTCCCAATGCTGGTAGATAATATCCAGAGCCCAGTTAAAATCGTCACTCCGTAGTATACTTTGGAGGAGGCGCTTGGCCTCCTCCTTATCCCCTTCCAGTTGGTTAAAGACGGTACTCTCTGTAATAACGTCTACCAGCGTTCTCACTTCAGTTCAATCTGCTGGGTAACGGCAGGGTAATGGACCTTATTTCCCAAGAACCACCATCCCGTAAGAGCATCACTCCATTCTGAGGTGACCCCTTCAGAGAATCTCAGTCGTTGGTAGAAGTCATCTGGGAGGAAATTGAGGTCTTCGAACGTGGCCTTGGCACGACCGGTAGCCGTCTCCCAGACCGTGACTGAGCGGGCCTCTATACCACTCTCCCCGTTAGCAAAGACCGAGTCCTTCAACAGGTCCGACACCATTCGGAAAATGAACACCGACAGCATCTCTGCCGAGGGGTTGAAGGGGGTAATGATATATCGGTCGTTATGAGCCTTGAAGAAATTGATATATTCCTCCGACTCCGTGTCCGCGATGATATGACAGTGGTCCATAGAGTCGATGAGCTCCTTGATGGAACCCTTCATCAGACCAAAGTCCATCACCATCTGGGCATTATCCAGTCGAGTGGCCTCAAACTCCACTTCAATCTTATAACTGTGGCCGTGTACGCTATGGGAACAGCGCTTTGAGGTGCAGTTTCTGACCACGTGACTGCCTTCTGCAGTAAAAATCTTGGTTATTCTCATATGCTTAGCATTTATAATATATATCAGGAATTACTCCTCATATTTTACCATTTGGATAAACTCCTGGACATTGGATTGGACCTTCCACAGCTGGGCCGGGGTAAGCATCCCGATGTCGTCAATGAGTACGTGGGCTTTTTGGTCATACAGACCTCTCCCAGATACCCCTTGCTTGACGGCATAGGCCGTATCAATGGTCTTGACAAACCGGGGGAGCTCCGTGAACTCAATAGGATGGTGAGTCCCGAGGAGGTGCACTGAGAGGCCCTCCAGATCCTTCCTCATCTTATCCAACAGTATTCGTCTCCCCACAGCATAACGGAGGTCGTCGGGGGCATCGGTCATAATCGGGTTACCACCCAGCTCCCACAGGAATCGGTTGTGGAAAGGGATAGCTATATAGTTGTACCCGAGGGACTTATAAAGACTAAGACATTCTCGGAAGTCTTCTATACTGTTGCCTTGCAGCACGGGGATGCCTACTCCCACGGTTGTTCCCGGCCAGTCCTTTACCATCTCCATCGTCTTCTCCTTATCCATCAGGACATCGGGGAGGAGGTAGTAATCTGGTTGGAAGTCTTCAATACACTTGATGAAATGCTCCACGTCCAGCTCCTCGCCACGAATGAAGTACTCATAAGCGGAGTTGTCCAGAATCTTCATCCTTCGCGAAGCCTTATACCAATTACGGTAAGCGGGATTATCCGCGGAGCGGCTAGCCCCATTCTGGGAATTATCCAGAAGGTGGTGAAGGACAAAGTCATAGTCCGTGGACGTGTCCAGATTTAGGTATCCGATGGGGTATTCCACAGCTATGCTGGGGCGATGATTGCTTGTAGTCATTTCAATAGCTATGCTGGGGCGATGACTAATTGATCCCATAAACACTCCCGAAAATCTTAATACACCAGTAAACGAGCCAAAAAAGGCTCATAACAAATAGCAAGGTAAGGAACATCCCGTTGTTCCTACGGATATTCGTGTCCATTGTGGTGAGGAACATGAATACCAGCGTAAAGACCAACAGGATAACCAGAGAAGTATATAAAGCCATTACAGTCGCTGCTTGTCATTCTGCCACTGACCATCGTAGAGGTTGATGACCGGGGTCGATTCATGAACGAGGGTCTGAGCCACACGAGCCCCTACTTCGATATTGATGGGGAACTCGACTCGGAGGAAACAGCCAATGCTACTGGTCTTAAAACCGGCATCGAACTGACCACCGACGATCTCCGAGCCACAACGGCAGAGACTGCTGCGGGTCTTGAGGGTCATTGCGTAGCGATCCTTCATGTCGCAGCCTTCCTCCATCTCCAGCTCGTAATAGCCGGGGGTAAGGGTAAAGACCCCGTTGATGGGGGCAATCTCAACCTTATCTTGGGCCTTGGGAAGGGCTGTTGACTTTAGGCCAATATGACCCGCGCTTGTGGGGAGGAATTTGGTAATCTTCTTCACTCGCACGTCAATACCCTGTTGTTGGAGACCATCGGGACAGCTCCCGGTGATGATCCCCCTTTCTAAAATTTCTTTTCCTGTTAGTTGCATTATTTTCTGTATTTAATACACACTATTATTCATAGCATCACTCAGCTTAGCAAACGTCTTTCGTAAGAGGGTATCCAACTCATATGCGTCTGTGGGGCTGATTTTACCACCCGCAATAAGATTATATAGAATGGTAACCGCGTCGTCGACACGCTTGCGAACTTTCTTACACTTCTTGTAAAGGTATTCCCCGTCTACTTCATCATCATATTCGGGGTCACCTGGGGCTGGTCCACAGTATTCCATTATTTCCTATACTCAAAACAGTAATTATGGGTACAACCGACCTGATGGTTGGAGTGAATCTGAGTTACCCCGAGAAGGAGACTTATAAACACTCCAAACACCATACAGAAGAGTATGACACACAAAAGTGACCAATCAAATTTCTCCTTATATTTCTTCTTGTATGGTCCAGGTCCGCAGTATTCCATTACTCTACATACTTAATAGGGTCCTTCATCTTGTTCTCAGCAAAGGCCTCCAGTCGTTCATTACAGCTACCACACTTACCACAGCTACGACCTTCGGCATCGGGATTGTAACAGGTATGAGTGTTCTTGAGGTACTTCTTGATCTCCGACCTCGTCCATCCGAGGGACTTCATAGCGTCAATAGACTCGTGAAGGAGCTGGGCCTTAGTATAGTACTCAAAGGGAGCGATATAGTCTACATTCTCACTACCCCAGTTGCTGATTTTGAAGGCTTCCTCACAGGCCGCACGGCTCTCGGGGGTGGTGTCAAGGTACACGGTGTGGTCGCCGGAATGGATGCCCAGAGCGATACCTACTTGCCCGTTAGGGTCTGTTCCATCACCTACTTCCTTAGACCAACTAAGGGCCTTACCGTAGATGATGCTGGAGAAGATCACGTTGCGGTTTTCCACCACCGTGCTCTTCATATTCTCCGCAGCATAGTGACCCTCGGGGATAGCCTCCCCACCCTTATGGAGCGAGCTCTTAGACTCGTTGAAAGCATCGGTGAGGTCGATGATATGATGGGTGATGTCTACTCCCTTGGATTGGAGGAACTGAATGTTCTTCTTGACCTTCTTGAGCTCAATAGAGTGCTTCTGTCCCCACTTGAAGCTATAGGCCTTGATCTTCTTTACTCCGGATGCGAGGAGGTAAGGAACAAGACAGCTGCTGTCGAGGCCTCCGGAGAGGCTGATAATGATATTTTTTGTTTCCATATGTTATAGATAGGAATTTCGTAGTATTATTTTAGCCATAAATTACTCCATCTACATAAAGTTTCTTTCCGAGGAAATAGCTGGCCATCTCGAGGGCAATATGAGGGAGGTAAAAGTCGATCTGTTGATCAATACGGGTTACGTTCCCAGTGTGGATGAGTACCTTGACCGTGTGAGTAGTGCCACTCTTGGTGACCGTCACCGAACGGTTACCGTCCCTGAAGATCAGTTTATTGCCACGACGAGATCCAAAGGCAACTTCCCCCTCTCTCATCACTGCCGGATGGGGGTCCTGGGAGATCCATCCCCCGTCCTTCTTATGGGAATGGAGCTTTTTTGGATGACGGTGGGAACCGACGAGGATAGATCCACCATTATGGTTAATACGAAAAAGCATGGGCTTAACTTCCTCACAATGGAATTCCTCCTCGTTATGCTGGTCAATGATTACTCCATTCACATCAAAGCCGATGGGGAGTTCCATCTTTCGTCCGGCCTTTCCAAAAAGGACGATTGCATTGAGCTCGGGGTTCATCTTGGAGAACATAAATACCTTTAGATTCATATCAAAAAATTTCTACAAGTGATTTGCCGTAATTCTCCTTGAACGCGTAGTCCAGACTGAATAGGTGAGAGAGAAACAGGAACGAAGGGTCCAGGGTCTCGCCCCAAAACAGCCACAGAAAGAGCATTCCTACCGGGATCATTATGACCATATATAGGAAGTAATCGATGAAATTTTTCATAATATGCGAGGTGCTTTAGTGTCGTGCGGCCTAAGGCCGGGAGGTACTTTAGTGCCTTTCATGGGAGTTAGCTTTTTGAATAAGACAGACCGAGGACCACCCCGATCGCGAGGAAAATATGCCACCATTCGAGGTTAGCTCCTCGGTAAGCATTAAAAAGCCACTGGATGCCGAGGGCCGTGGCCATAACAAGGACTACTAACGCAGCCAGTCCGAAAATAAGTTTTACCATTATAATCTAAAATTTCTCCTTTTTAATCTAAACAGGTTCCTCCTCCACATATGCTTGTGATAAGTGTTCATGAGAGCACAAAGACCATAGGGGAGGAAGATCATTGCCAGGGTATGGATGACCGGGGGGCCATCAGGACAACCTTGGGAGACCGTAATAATCCACGTAATGAACAGATAGGCCGTTCCAACGAGCAAAAGAATCATAAAGGAGAGCTCCACGAGTATCTGACCAATTACCCTAATCACCCCTTTTGTTACCATATACTTTAATATATTTTTCCCAATAGTACCCCTACCCAGTAGGTGAAGATGAAACCAGGAATTATGGAAGCCAAAATGCCCCCCACCATACGTCCCGTATCCGGAGCTCCACTAACAAAATGAGCCACTATCCATATCGTCAAGGCAAGGCTCACTAAAAACCACGGGAACCGAGACCGAGGAGGAGAGAAGCATTGGATAAAACCTCTTATGACAACAGGTAACATTTTTATAGGGTATTTCTGGTGAAGGTGAGTACCTTGGTTGGTCGGTCATAGACGAAGGGCACATGCTCCCAAAGGGGGAACTTATCCAATAGCCACCGGGCTACTTCGGTAACTCCCATAGGAGGGGTAAGAGGCTCCCGGTAGTTTAGTACCGGCGCGCTGTGGAAAATGGACTTGGGATGCCATCCCAGAGCAAAAGACTCTTCATTACCCCATACATCCACCGAGGTGAAATAGTTCAGCCGGTAGAGCTCCACCTTGTTAGTCCTGATATACCCCACGAGGCTGTCCCGCTGTTCCTTGGAGTAGGGGTAGGAATGTAGTCGGATATAACCGAGATATAGGTCTATCTCCCTGCTCTGTGGTCTCAGGAGGATGTTGAATCCGTACTCCTGAAAAGGAAGCACACTAAATACCTCTTCCTCCGGAACAATACTCTTCTGTTGGGGTACTGGATGGAGGTAGGAAATGACCTCCTTACCTATCCGAATATCCCTGGTCCAGGTAGTGAAGTATAAGCTGTACCCGGGCTTGTATAAGCCTTCGGCACATATCCTGCTTGGCTTGGGGTTGTAGGTCTTGAAGTTGCTCATGTTTATATATAAGTCAAGGGTCGGTGGATTTTACACCAACCCGTTGAAATATAACAAGGTCATACACTTAGTTTTCAGTTCGATATTCTCCGGGAGCTGTAACGTAGTGTAATTGAACGGTTTACATACCACGTGGAAGCCATTTACCGTGTGGTTTACCATAATGATGGTGGTATGTTCCTTGATCAGTTCAATGAGTTGGGTCAAGGTATCCTTACTCCGGGTATCTACATCAAACATCAGGTACTTGTTACTTAGGCATTTGGATGCTTGTCCGGTCATAATCTTCTCGACCGACACCCCATACTCCTCCCTGGTGACGAGATCGACCATTTTCCGGAGAATTTCATGATAAACCTTCTTTCGGTTTACATAGGAAGGGTAGACATAAGCTCGGGCCTTGTTGGCTATACAGATCTTCCTGATATCCGTGGCCTTAGCCCAGAGCTCCTCCGGGTCTTTAAGGAAAAATTTCCGGATCGTGCGACTCTCTGGCTGATCCCCACGGTACTCCGTAGCTCCATCCTTCCTCCGTTGGATAATTTCTACTTGGATGTAGTCATATTTACCCCGAGGGAGGTTCTGGAACCAGTATCCTACCTCATCTATATTATCACACTGCATTATTCCCATATTTATATATCAGTTATTACTGCTATAGCCTTTAGGATATATCCGCTGTAGCGGCTATGGCCTTTAGGATATATCCAACATCACCCTCATAATTTTATCCCAACATTTTCTGCGGAGCTCCACCAGGGCATAATTCAAATTCTCCTCGGTAAGGGGTAGTTCCGTACAAACCTCGCCGTTATTACAACAGAACACCCCAGTTTTCCCAATGGCTATACAAGGACCACGGAGGATTTTCCGGGGGTAGAAGAAATAGTTCCCGGAGAGCTCCACAGTCAGGGTCTTACCAAAAATCTCCAGTTCGTTGGTAGAGGAGTTAAATTTCTGTTCCATCCTTACTCTCCCTCTGATAACTGTCATAAAGGAAACTACGCTGCTTGGCTCGACTGACGGCGCAGATCATAGTGCGTTGCTTGAGATCCTTGTACTCACTAAGCTCGGGGAGGTCCTGCTTGGCCAGCTGGAGGTTGATAGCATACTGGAAAATGGAATAGTCCACGCTATCTGGTTGGATCTCCTTAAAAGCCTCCACATTCTGACAACCCAGCAGGTGGACCTTCTTGCCTTTCTCCCTCGCATACTCCATCATCAGAGCCAGCTCCTCGGTATTGGTGTTCCACGCCCGGGTCTGAGCCAATCCCCCGATAGCCAGGCGAGGGTAGAGGTCAGAATCACACAGGTCTTTCCAGTACTGAAAGCCCTGGTGGAGCTTGAATACCGGGGTAGGGTAGTAACCCAGGAGCTCTTTGATCTCCTCCCGGCAGTAGTTCTTAGGGCTTAGTAGGTCGGGGTCGTGACGGAAGTACTCATTATCTAACTCAAAGACCTCCTTGGGCTTGATGGTACGGAGCATAGACAGGAACTTCTTCTTCATCTTCTCGCACCGGGCGTGGAACTCGGGGTTATCTTTACCGTACTTCATCTCATACTTGAAGAGGGTGAAACCTCCGGAGTCGAGGTAGAGTCGATCCTCTCCTACGCAGTCGTAGATGACCTTGGCTGCTACCTTAGGCATATCGACCGTACTGATGAGGATGTCATTAGGTACGGAGGAGAGGACCTTGGGAAGGACCTCCTTCCACCTACCTTCCCCACCACAGGCGTAAACAAATCCGGATCCGAGTCCGAAAACCAATCGCGGTTTATTTTCCATAGATTATTCTTTTAATTTCTCCGGCCAATGGACGTATATTCTCATGAGCCGACGTGCTGGTGCGGTCCTTAATAAACTTCTTCCAATCGTCCTCGAACCCGGAGTAGAAGACCTGGGTAGCGGTCATCAGGGGTAGAACACGACGAGCAGCGTCTCTTCTACGACCCTTGTGGATCAGGTAGCTGTATACCTTGGAACATTCCTTGAAGTAATCCACCTCGGCATTATCAAAGGGAGTGACGCCGTAGCAGATAGGAAGACAACCGTCGGGAGTGGCGAGGACATATCGGGTACTTTGCTCCACGATGGAGAGCTTGCGATGACGGTTCCACTCCCGGGTGATCTCAATACTCGTCTGAACGTGGAACATATGTCTTAGATAATGGTGAGGGGTGACCTCCCAATACTTTACCATATCGGTCCAGCCATTCTCCACGAGTACGCGGTAGTTGGTGGTGATATACTTATACCCATCCCCGCCAGGGGCTGTTCCATCACCGTAGACGGTTTTTGTGTACTCATTGTCCTCCAACTCCTTGGTGTCCACATTAAATGGTACAGTGAGGTACATGGGAACAAACTCCAACACCGATAGGTGGTTGAGTTTCTCCATCTTCTTGATGAAGTTAACCCAGCTATCCGGAGTGATCTTCCCCTCCGAGCGATGGGATATACGACCAGCCAGCTCCCCGAGACGGAAAGCCTCTTCCAGAGTGGTGGGTTGAGGGATTTCCTTGACCCAAGGTTGAACAAAACGAATCATGAGTTAATGAGGTCCTCCAACTCCTCTTTCATCTTGTCTACCGAACGGATGCCGATCTCTTCGAGGAACTCACTATTGACCTCCTTGCCATCGACCATTCGAGTAAGACCGGCCATATTCCATTTGGAGTACTCACCAATACGGTTGTCAGCAATGACAAAACCCGCGGCCTGAGCCTCGGAGAGACCGGAGACCACCAGCACATCAGCTTCTTCTATCTGGAGGATCTTGAGGGCCTTGAGACGAGTGTTACCGGCCAGGACTACCAGATTCTCATCCACGACGATGGGGTTAATGTACCCATACTCCTGGATCGATTTGGCGACCATCTTGGCCGATTTGTTATTGTGTCGGGGGTTACCCGGATACGGGGTGAGCTCGGAGAGCTTTACCGTTCTAATTTCTTTTTTTATCTTTGGTAGTGTTGCCATAATCAAATTTTGACTACATAAATTAGCAGAGTGAATATAAACACTGCCATACTCACGATGAAGGTATTGAATATGGCATCCTTTAGAGTGTTGAAAATCTCCTTATCCAGGACCAAACTTGGGTTTAAGCTGCATATAAGAGTCCCGGTGATGATCACCACGAGACCGGTGATGACCAGTACGTGCAGGTGGAAGCTATTTTTCCATAGCCTTATAAAGTCCCGGGGTCGGAGTGGTTCCTCTAATATATATCTGATGTTTTTGGTCATTTAGTTACCTTCTGTAGCAAATATCAATAATGAATGTAAATCCATTCATCAACCACAGGACTCCGGCTACCAGAGCCATAATGAAGGCTACCTTATTCTCCTCTTCTACACTATCCCAAGCGCAGATGCCGAATACCACTCCAATCAAAATAGGGATAATGATTACAATGACCCCAAACCACCAGGTAGGGTTAGGGTTCGGTTGAGGGTGTTCTAATATATATTTAATTTTGGGCATCATTTTTTGCGATGAGTTAGTATACGTATGGAGATCGTGAGGAGTCCGTCCACAAAAATGGGAGTTCCACATAATATCCCCAGAATAAGGGGGACTTTCTTATCGTCCTCCACATGATTCCAGAAGCAAGTGGTAGTCACCAACCCCACCAAAATGACAAGGAGGTAGTAAATGACTACATAATGCTTTATAAGGAAAGGAGTCTTTGGAGTATCGTCTAATATATATTCCACCATTATTTCGTTACCTTAAAACAGAATGCACCCACCAGGGCAAAGACCAGGAACACCGCAATACCACCAATCCAGATGGTGTTGGAGAGTTGGGGGTGACCGTTAAATATGACTATCACGGAGCTCACGGCCGTACTAATGGTCACTATTAAAGCCACGAGGACGATGAATATAGCTCCTGCGGAGAAAATGGTTAGTTCTTGTCGCATAATTTTGGTTTTTTAGTAGCCCAGAATACGTGAATTTGGATGCCCTCCCCAACATAGGAGTACTTATATTGTAAGTTCTCATCGGTGTCCATACCCGGAACGATTACCCTTTGGTTTCCCAGGAGGTACTTATTAGCATGTCGTAGGGGTGCTGCAGCCTCCTTGATGGGGTAGGTAAAGGTTTTGGTCTTTCCTTTCACCATCTCCTGGATCATGATATACCGGATATGGGAGAAGCCACAACGTGGTTGTGTCTCACCTTCGGCGTACCCGTAGGGTGATTCAATGTCCTCTGGTGGGGTGATGATCACCTCCTCTGGCTTAACTTTCTTTTTGGCCATCTTACTTACTTACGTGGTAACACATACCTTCAAAACACTGCAGGATGTAGGGAAGATCCGGGTCATTCACTGACAGGACCCTGGGGATGGTATATTCCTCACAGATCCCTCTGGAGCTCCAGAATTTGACCTTGGTAATGCCTTCCTCCTGCTGAATACGACATAGGTTGGAGGCCCATTCGACGGCCCGATTGACCGGGCTGGTGACCAGCATATGCCCCCATTCCAGTTTTTCTATCGTTCCGAAGATAGAAATTTTGGGAGGATACTCAAAAGCGAGGGTACAAAAATCAGAATGGAACTGATCATAGTCCAGACTCTTCCGGTAGTTGTCGTAAATATCCTTGAAAATTTGCATACCTATCTTCGTTTATGAATATAGATAGGAAAATTTTCCGGGAATTTTATGTCGAATTTGAAAGTTGGGAGGGACGCAACATCTATAACATAGCTTATTTCGCATTTTA